CGCTAGACTAAGCCTATTTATCTTAAAGACTATTTACTAATTGTTTCACCTAATTTGTTGCGATATGTTTAATTATATCAAAAGAAAATTTATGGCGTTCTCAGACATTTTTAAGGACAACAATGCCTATAACGAAAAAAATATCGTTGGCTTTGCATCGTTCGCCGTTATGTCAGTATTTGCTGCCGCCGATATCGTAACAGGTATCATGGGTATGGAATTAGTAATTACTGATACAATCTTCAATTCATTTGTAATCATCACATTAGGTTCATTTGGTATTGATGGCGCAACAAAAATCTTCAATAAGAATAAATCAGAAGAAGAATAATTAACAACTAGATTATGAGTTTAAAAAGTTTACAGGAAAAGGCTGGAGTTACCGCTGACGGTGCTTTCGGTCCTGGCACTATGAAAGCCGGAATGGCTTACTACAAACTGACCCCAGTTAGAGCAGCTCACTTCTTTGCTCAAACTGCTCACGAGACAGGAAACTTTAAAGCTTTCTCAGAGAACCTAAACTACTCTGCAGACGGCCTTAATAAGATCTTCCCTAAGTATTTCAAGAATGCCGGTAAAGATGCCAATGGCTATGCACGTAACCCAGAAAAGATCGCTAACGTAGTTTACGCTTCAAGAATGGGTAACGGTGATGAAGCTTCAGGTGATGGCTGGAAGTACAGAGGAAGAGGAGCTCTTCAATTAACTGGTAAGGCTAACTACGAAGCATTTGCAAAGTACCTCGGCAACAACGAAGTACTTGAGAACCCAGATCTAGTTGCAACCAAATACGCTTTCGAATCAGCCATGTTCTTCTTTGATAAGAATAAGTTATGGGACATCTGCGACAAAGGAGTCAACGATGAAGCAATCTTAGCCCTAACAAAAAGAATTAATGGTGGTACTCACGGTCTTGACGACAGAAAAGAAAAGACTAAGAAGTACTACGGATACGTAAAGTAAGATGAAATCTACTACCTTGTTCCTGTCGATAACTGCTACACTAGCTTTCATGTGCTCCTACTTTATGGAGTTAACAATAGGTAATGCCGAGCAATATCTAGCGTTAGTTGCTGTAGTATTTATCGACGGGTTCTTTGGTATTGCTGCCGGTGTTAAAAGAGAAGGCTTTCAGACTAGAAAAGCTGTTAGAGTTCTCCAAAGAGTAATAACGTGGGTAGCTTTCTTAACAGTTATACTAATGGTTGAAAGAGGTTTTGAAGGCACAAGCTGGTTATCTGAAACGATCATCGTACCTTTTATACTACTTCAGTTAGTTAGTGCATTAAAGAATGCATCAATGGTTGGCTTAATTAAAAGCGCAGACCTAATTAAGGTACTAGACAGGATCGATCTCCATAAAGGAGAGAGAAAATAAATCCCGAGTTATGTGGGAACAAATCAAACTTAGAATACTACCCTTCACGATAGCCTTATCAGCGCTATCAGTATCTGCTTCTGCAGCATTTTATTCGGTGAGTGGCCTATCAAAACTCTTCGCCGGCGCCTCTTTACAGGTCGCGATAATGGCTGGATCATTAGAGATAGCAAAACTTGTAATAGCCTCCCTGCTTTATCAATATTGGGATACTATTAATAAAGCGTTAAGAACATACTTAACTATCGCTGCCGGAGTTCTCGTACTTATAACATCAATGGGCATTTATGGTTTCTTATCTGCTGCATATCAAGAAACAGCTAATAAGGCAGGTAATATTGATTCTCAAATCGCTTTAGTAGAAGTAAAACGAGATAATGTTAAAGAACAGCTTGACGTTTACACTACTGAAAAAGAATCAATCAACAAATCAGTTACTGATTTAAGAGCAGGCTTATCTAACAACGTTATTCAATATACAAATGCTGAAGGTCAGTTAATTACAACTACATCTTCTGCAACTCGTAAATCATTAGAAGCCCAGTTAGATCAAGCTATTACTCGTCAAAACATAATTAACTCTAAAATAGACGAATTAAACACTCAGCTGTTTAATTATGAAACTGAAATTGTTGAGGTAAGAACTAACAACGATTTAGCAGGTGAATTAGGTCCACTTAAGTACTTATCTAACTTAACTGGAGTTAGTATGGATCGAATTATTAACTGGCTACTCTTAGTTATTATTTTTGTTTTTGATCCTCTGGCTATCTCCTTGGTAGTGGCAGCTAACTTTGCCTTTGCTCAACTACGTCCCAAGAAAGAGGAAGAAGTCACAGAAGTAAAAACTGAAGATCCAAACTGGATTGAAAACTTACCTGAGGAAGTAGTTGATGAAATACTTACCGGTGAAGCGTTTGAAATACCTAAACAGGAAGAAGAGGATTGGATTGTAGTTGATGAAGAGGAAAAATTAGAAGAACCCGAGGAGGTTAAAGATGAAAACTGGCTACAAAAAAAAATTGAAGAGGTAAAAAATAGCACCTTGTCAGGCTGGCGCACCAAAAAAGTAATCGAAGATTTAAAAAAACAGTTTGCAAATAAAAAATAATTTCATATATTGTACTAAACAGTATTATATATGGAAGAGCAAGCACAGTATACTACCTCAGCTACCGAAATTCTTAAGAGAGAATATCCAACTATCTATAACGGGTACATGTCTATTGTAGAAGAGCAATTAGAGCTCTTTGCTAAAAAACATTTAGACTATGGAATGCATAACATTACCGCCGGTACCGGACTATCCAATCAAGAAGAGCGATCTTTTGCTCTTACAGGACTTTGGTACCGAATGAGCGATAAGATCAATCGCTGGAAGAATTTGATTATTAATAACAGAGGCACCCAGAATGAATCTATTGCAGATACATTTCAAGACATTTGTAACTATGCTATCATATGTCAGCTAGTTGAAAGAGACCTCTGGAAAAAATAAGCTATGGCTAAAAAACTCCCAAAGGAGGTTACAGTAGTACAGGAGTATAAAGCTCGTAAAATAGATTATGATACAGAGAAGAACATCTCTTTCAGTCAGATCTTACTCTACGATAGCTGTCAGTACAAATGGTACTTATCTTACCCTAAGAGGTTAGCACCTTACAAGCCTTCTATTCATACAGTCTTCGGTACTGCTCTTCATGAGACGGTACAGGAGTGGCTGGATGTGCTCTACAATCAAACAGCTAAAGCAGCTAATGAGATGGACCTATCTGAGTTACTCTTAGATAGAATGAGGAAGACTTATAAGAAGGAGCGCTACAATAACGGTAACGAAGACTTTACTGACCCTCAAACACTTCAGGAGTTTCATAGCGATGGAGTAGAGATTCTCAACTATCTTAAGAAGAAACGAGCTATCTACTTTAGTACGAAAAATACTTACCTAGCAGGTATTGAAGTACCTATCCTTCAAGAGGTAAAGCCTGGGGTAGTATTTAAAGGCTTCATTGACTTAGTACTCTACAACAGCGTTACAAATAAGTATTTGATCTTAGACATTAAGACATCTACTAAAGGCTGGAGCGATTACGAGAAGAAAGATGAGACCAAAATATCTCAGATACTTTTGTATAAAGAGTACTTCGCTCAGCAATTCAATACCGATGTAGAGAATATAGACGTTGAGTACTTTATCGTACGTCGTAAGCTTTATGGAGGTGACTTTATGCCTAAACGCGTACAAGAGTTTAAACCAGCATCCGGAAAGATTAAACGAAAGAAGGCAATCGAAAAGGTAACTAACTTTGTTATGGAAGCCTTTGATGATAATGGAAACTACCTCGATAGAGAATATCCTAAACAGCCTTCTAAGAGTAACTGTATGTTCTGTCCGTTTAAAGAAAGTCCTCTATGTACTGTGGCAATAAAGTAGATCTTTAGATATTTATATATACATATATAATACTAAAGGCTATGAGTAAAAAGTTAACGAGTGTAAGGGTTGATGAGGATTTGTTTGAAAAGTTTAAAATTGAATGTGTACGATACAAATTTTCTTTTCAAAAGCTTGCTGACAGAGCGATTTTTTTCTATCTTACAGATGATAAGTTCAGAGAAAAAGTACATAATCAGAACACTTTAAAAAAATAATTAAATGGAAGAAAAATTCCGTTATGTAAAAAAAGAAGAAAGAAAGAATATTCTTCTGTTATGTGATGATATTCGAATGCATAGTGGAGTAGCTACTATGGCAAGAGAGATTGTAATCGGTACTGCCCACCATTTTAACTGGCTTAATATTGGCGGAGCTATCGAGCATCCAGATAAAGGAAAGGTCTTCGATCTATCCGCAGATGTTAATAGTCAAAGAGGAATTACTGACGCGTATGTAAGAGTACTTCCTACCTCTGGCTATGGAGATCAAACAATGATTAGAGGTATTATCCAGGCAGAGAAACCTGATGCAATCTTATTATTTACCGACCCTAGGTACTGGACATGGATGTTTGACTTGGAAAGAGAAATTAGACAAACTACTCCTATTTTCTATCTTAATATCTGGGACGACTATCCTGCCCCTCTATACAATAAAGCCTTTTACGAAAGCTGTGATCTACTAATGTCTATTAGTAAGCAGACTAAAAACATTAACGAACTGGTTCTTGAAGATAAAGCTGAGGGGAAAGTACTTACCTACGTACCTCACGGTATTAACGAAGAACACTTCTACCCTATCTCAGAAACAGACAAGCATTATGAGGAGTATCTTAAGATGAGAGAATCTCTATTCGAAGGAAAAGATATCGAGTTTGTCGTCTTCTGGAACTCTAGAAACATTCGCCGTAAATCACCAGGTGATGTTATCCTAGCCTATAGGCACTTTTGTGACTTAATTGGAGAAGAGAAAGCCAAGAAGTGTGCTTTAGTCATGCACACCCAGGTAGTTGATCAGAACGGTACAGACCTATATGCTGTTAGAGAGGCCATTTGTGACCCAAGCTATGTAAATGTATTCTTTTCTCAGAGTAGACTCTCTCATGTACAGATGAACTGGTTATATAACTTAGCAGACGTTACTATGTTGATCTCGTCTAACGAAGGATGGGGGTTAAGTTTAACCGAATCTATGATGGCGGGTACTATGATCATCGGTAACGTTACAGGAGGTATGCAAGACCAAATGAGGTTTGTAGACGAGAATGGAAAGTGGTATACACCTTCGTTCGAAGTTCCTTCTAATCATATGGGCACTTACAAAGAGCACGGTGAATGGGCAGTACCTGTCTTCCCGTCAAACATCTCGTTAGTAGGTTCAGTACCTACTCCGTACATCTTTGATGACAGATGTGACTTTAGAGATGTAGCTAAAGCTATTCAAGAAGTATATGAGCTGCCTAAAGAAGAAAGAGAGCGCAAAGGCATGGCCGG